AATGTTTTTCTGATTACGAATCTTTTCGTAGTAATGTTGTTAATTTCTTTTGACATAATTTAATTTATTTAATGTAATAACTTCGTTGTTGTTACAGTTATATTATCCATATGTAGTCGTATTTAGTTTGTAAGTTAGTTAGTTAGTTCGATCGATCAAAGTAAGTGTGTTGAAAAGTGAAACGCAAAAAGTTTGGGGGAAACGATCGGGTTTAGGGGGCCGTGGGCTAAATAAAAATCGTTTTTGTAATTGGCTGGGTACCAGGGGGATAGGGGGCAACACAATCGTTCTATATTTACAACATAAAAATGTGACATTAGGTAGCTAAGTATTAGAGTAATAGGCTATTGTCACAGTATTTGTTTTTTTAATACTCCTCCCCTTAATGATATTATACTAAGTATAATATCTAGGAGTAGAGATAAGTATATAGAGATAGGGAGTAATAGGCTATTGTCACTATGTAAATTACTCTTTTACCATGTGATCATACTAAGTATGAAACAAAAACTCTCTCCAGCAGCAAGACGCGCAAAGGCTATTCGCGATAAGAAAGCAGCGATGACACCGGATAGAAGAGCTAAGAAAGCGGAGAATCAAGTTAAACGTAGAAAAGCTATAAAAGAGGGTAAAGATATTAAAGACAAAGACTATGATCACAAAGATCGCAGATTTAAGTCAGTTAAAGCAAATAGAGGAAACGATGGTAAAGGAACGAAGAGAGAGGGCTTTAGCACGAAGACAATGAAGAAGACATCTAAGTCTAGAAATAAATCAACTAAATACAAAAGATAGTATGGCATTTAAATTACCAGGGTACTCAGAAAAAGCAAAAAATCTATTAAAAGCTGTTCCAAATAAGAAGGCGTATGATAAATTATCTGACACAGATAAAAAATCATTTAACATTGCAGCTAAAAAATATGGCTTACCAATGAAAAAAAATAAGATTTAGCACAAAAAAATATAATCCTAAATATAAAGGATCAAAAAAATAGGGAAATACCCTAAACCAAGTTATTAACCAAAATAAAACCAAAATGACTTATTTGTATTACAAAACTAGTACGTATACTAGCAACCAAAAACCGAATGAAACAACAATTAAACATTGGAAACACCTCTCTGAGAAGAAAAACTGGAGAATAACCCAATTACCTAATGGATTTTACCAAACAGAATGCTTAAACCCTGATAAAGAGGATCAATGGCAAGATGTTACACGTAGAGAAACAATAGAAGGCGCAGAGACTGCTATAAACGGTAGTGTTAAGCACTTTACAGACAAGTTAGAGGCTACGAAAGGGCCAAAGGTTGTAAAAACTTTCGAATAGAGTACACTTTAATCAAATTTAATTTAATATATGGAATACAATCATCCAAGCGAGATTGTCAAAGACGTAAACTTTGGCGATAACGCAAAGAACAAAATAGTAGCTGGCGTTGAAAAGCTAGCTAAAGCAGTAAAATCAACCCTAGGTGCCTCTGGTAAATGCGTTATATACGAAGATGCAAGAGGTTTACCGGTAATAACAAAAGACGGAGTAACAGTAGCAGAATCTGTTGTCTTATTTGACCCGGTTGAAAACATGGGGGCTACCTTAATTAAGGAGGCTGCTAGAAACACAGTGAGAGAAGCGGGTGACGGTACTACAACAGCTACCGTCCTTGCTGAGTCACTGTTAAAAGAAGTTAACAAAAGTGATGTTAACACAAGAGAAATTAAAGACGGGATTAAATCCGGTCTTAAGAAGGTAAATGATTACCTAGATAAGATTTCTGTCAAGATCGAGGGCGATATGCTGGAATCTGTTAGTTCAATAAGTTGTAATAATGATACAGAACTAGGAAAGATTATAGCGGAAGCTTATACTAAAGTAGGTAAAGATGGTGTGGTATTAATGGAAGAGTCTCCAACTGAAGAAACATATGTCGAAGTAGTTGACGGCGTACAGGTAGATTCAGGACTCACATCTCCACATTTCGTTACTGATAAGGACAAGCAGATATGTGAGCTTGATAACCCATTAGTATTAATAGTATCTTCAGAAATACCAAACATAAGAAAAATACAAACAGTATTAGAACATGTTATTAAGACTAAGCGTCCTTTATTAATAGTGGCGCAGGTTGAACAACAAGTTAAAGCTGCTTTACTTATGAACAAGGTAAAAGGTAATATAAAAGTAAATATTATAGATCTTCCAGGTTTTGGTCCTACTAAAGATGACACCGTTGCAGATCTTGCTTTTTTAGTTGGCGCTAAAGTAATCAACGAGCAGTTAGGCGATGACCTTGATTTAATCGACATAGATTGCTTGGGAGAAGCTTACTCAGCCATTACTGATGATAAAAACACAGTGCTAACTATTGAGACTCCAGAAGAGGAGATGGAAGAGAGAATCGAGAGTATTAAGAAAACTATAGATAAATGGGATAAGAACCCGTTTATACAAAAGAAACACAGAGAAAGACTAGCTATGCTATCAGGATCTGTTGGAATGGTGAAAGTAGGTGCTGATTCTAAGGTTGAGCTTAAAGAAAAGAAAGACAGAATAGAAGATGCTATCTATGCAACAAAAGCTGCTTTAAAAGAAGGGATAGTGCCGGGAGGTGGAGTTGCACTATTAAACGCATCTCAAAAAGTTAAGGCTAAAACGCCTGGTGAAAAAATCCTAATGAAAGCCCTTCAATCTCCTTTCTATACTATATTAGATAATGCTGGTATAACTATGATGGATGGGTACGAAGATCACGAGGGTTACGGTATTGACGTTATAACTGGTGAAAGAGCTACAATGATCACAGCTGGTATCATAGATCCAGTACTTGTAACCAAGTCCGCTCTTAAGAATGCCGTTTCAGTTGTTTCAACTATCATCTCGGCAGATTGTGTAATTTCAAATATGAGAATGAATGAAAGCAATTAACCAGTATATAATCGTAGACAAGATAAAGACAGAACCTAAAAAGGTTGCTGGTCTTATAATGACAGAAGACACTGATGTTGATAATAGATACTTAAGAGCAAAGATAATATCATGTGGCAGTTTAGCTGAGGGTTTAAAAGATGGCGATGTAATATATTACGATAAGCACGCTGGACACGGTATTACGTGGAAAGATGTGTTATACCAAGTTATAAGAGCTGGAGACGTGGTTTTAGTAGAATGAGATTAACCGCTCAAGATTTACGTGAGATGAACATACTTAAGTATTACAGACTCGTTAGAAAGTGGGCTTGCAAGACTAATGGTATCAAAGACGCAGATTTAGAATTATTAATTTATTTAGATTGTAAAGGAAGATTTACACGAAACGATTTTATCAATGGAGTTTACACATACTCATGGGATAAAAACAGATGGGAGAGATTAAAACGAGAAGGTTGGATCGAAACCTGGAGACACAGGAATAGAACAACAATTAAGTACTCAGTATTTAAAACTTCATGGAAATGCTCTCAAATGATTAGTAGGATATATAGAATCCTATTAGGCGAGGAAGACTTACCCACTTCAGAGAGAAGTGTGTTTTATAAGAACAAGTCATATACGGATAAAGTTTATAACAAAGCCATAGATGATATGATTAAAGATAAAGACAGATAACATGCCAACATTTCCAAAAGCGAAACCAAAGAAAAAGAAGAAGAAAAGAAAATATTAATATGAGTATATTATCAAACATATTTTCTTCTGGAGCAACTGAACTTGTAAAAGGCGTAGGTGGGATTATAGACAACCTACATACATCTAAAGAAGAAAAACTTGCCGCTGAGCTTAAAATTAAGCAACTTATAAGTGATTATGAGGTAGAGATGGAAAAGCAAATTACATCTCGATGGGAAGCTGATATGAAATCAGATTCGTGGTTAGCCAAGAACATAAGGCCGTTGGTTTTAGCCTTCTTGGTAGTATCCACAGTTTTAATGATATTCATTGACGCTGGAACAATAAAGTTTATAGTCGAACCTAAATGGACAGACTTATTACAATTAGTATTAATAACCGTGATCGGTGCTTACTTCGGCGGCAGATCATTAGAAAAAGTAAAGAAGTAAACTAAATTAAATTAAATTATGGCAACAACAAAAACAAAAGGTACAAACGCGAAAATTAAAGAACTTAAAGGTGCTAAACCTGAGAAGATTACCAATGAACAATTGGAGAAAGTTCAAGCGGTAATAAATGATATAAACAAATCTCAAATAGAGATAGGTCAAATGGAGACTAAAAAACACGCTATTATGCACCATATATCTGCTTTACAAGAAGCCGTTGGTGAGATAAGAGAGGAGTTTGAGAAGGAATACGGCACAGCTGATGTTAATATTCAAGATGGTATTATAAACTACCCATTAGATGTCGAAGTTAATAAGGAAGATTAGTATCGGTAAAGATTATAAGAATGACGCCATGCATTATGCCGTGGGGCAAGAAGTGTATGGTGGTCATACTATCTGCGATATTATAGAAGAGGAGAATAAGTTCTCCGTGTATATCAAAAAGAAAAATGATGTGTTGCCGTGGAAAGACTTTAACAAAAACATGGCTGTGTCTGTAGAGTATAATCTCGAATACTAATGAAGAGCGTTTACGACTTCGTTGTAAAACCAAAAGGAGAAAGATATAACAATACTAAAAAACTAGATGGTGGAGAGTTAATTCTTAACACGGAGATTTTCAACCATCAATATGTTAATAGGGAAGCAGAGGTTATATCAACTCCAATTGTTGGTGATACAGACATAAAACCAGGGGATACGGTTATAGTGCATCATAACGTATTTCGTAGATGGCATAACGTAAAAGGTGTTGAAAAAAATAGTAGAGCTTACTTTAACGAAGATACCTATTTTATAAACGACGATCAAATCTTTTTATATAAAAGAAAAGATAAGTGGATAGCTCCAAAAGGATATTGCTTTGTAATACCTTTAAAAGCTACAGATCAGTTTAACACTAAATCTGAAAAACCTTTACAAGGTATCGTTAAATATTCTGACGGTACAGTTGAGGTTGGTGATCTAGTTGGTTATAGACCAAGTAGTGAGTATGAGTTTATCGTTGATGGCGAGAGACTATTTCGAGTTTTATCTAATTTTATTACAATCAAATATGAACATCAAGGAAACGAAGAAGAATATAATCCAAGCTGGGCACAAAGCAGTTGAAGAGCTGATTAAAGTAGCTAAGGAAGCAATCGTTGATTCAGACGATGATATATCAGCAGATAGACTCAAAAATGCCGCAGCTACTAAAAAACTAGCTATATTTGACGCATTTGAGATACTTAACAGAATTCAAGAAGAAGAAAACCTTTTGGAGGGAAAAACACCTGAAGAGAGAAAGGAAAAGACTTTTAAAGGATTCGCAGAAGGTAGATCTAAGTAATGTACGAGCAAAGTTTGGTTAAAACCGTTGAACCTGTAAAAAAGACCACTATTAGTAGACTTAATAAGGGTAAGAAATGGAAATACGGTTACGATAAAGAACACGATATTATAGTGTTATCTCACAATGGGCAGATAGGTGAGATTATAGAAATACAAAACTTAGCCATAGCTTTACCTAAAGCACCTAAAGATGTATATAAACATCCAAAGGATAAATGGGTTAAGTTCGAACAACCAAAAGAATTAGAACGTTTAAAGAATATATTCGATTGGAGATCATATCCAGAGGATCAGAAAGATCAATGGCATGATTATATAGACGAAGAATTTAGAAGAAGGGAAGAGGGTTTCTGGTTTACAAACAATGGTAAACCGATTTGGATAACAGGTACACATTATATGTACTTGCAATGGAGTAAGATAGACGTAGGTGCCGCAGATTTTAGAGAAGCAAATAGATTGTTCTATATATTCTGGGAAGCTTGTAAAGCAGATAAGAGATGTTACGGAATGTGCTACCTTAAAAATAGACGTTCTGGATTTTCTTTCATGTCTTCTGCAGAAACCGTTAATTTAGCCACTCTTGCGAGTGATAGTAGATATGGAATACTATCTAAATCAGGAGCTGATGCTAAAAAAATGTTTACCGACAAGGTTGTCCCTATATCAATCAATTATCCATTCTTTTTTAAACCTGTCCAAGATGGTATGGATCGTCCTAAGTCCGAGCTTGCTTATCGTGTACCTGCTAGCAAGTTTACAAGAAAAAAGATTACAGCTAATGAAAAGCTGGAAGATATACAAGGATTAGATACAACTATAGATTGGAAAAACACTGGAGACAATAGTTATGATGGTGAGAAACTAGCACTACTAGTACATGATGAAAGTGGTAAGTGGGAAAGACCTGATAATATTTTAAATAACTGGAGGGTTACAAAAACATGTTTACGATTAGGTAGTAGAATTATTGGTAAATGTATGATGGGCTCAACTTCAAATGCTTTAGATAAAGGTGGAGAGAATTTTAAAAAACTATACAATGCCTCAGATGTCACGAAACGAAATAGAAATGGTCAGACAAAGTCTGGCTTATACTCTTTGTTTATCCCAATGGAATGGAACTATGAAGGGTTTATTGACGAGCATGGAGTTCCAGTCTTTACTACTCCTGATATCGATAGATTCGCACCAGACGGTGAACTGATAGATGTAGGTGTAATAGATAACTGGCAGAATGAGGTTGATGGGTTAAAAGACGATCAAGATGGATTAAACGAATTTTACCGTCAATTCCCAAGAACAACTGAACACGCGTTTAGAGATGAGACGAAAGGAAGTATATTTAACTTAGTTAAAATATACGAGCAGATAGACCACAATGAGGAGTTGTCTAGAACCTTAGGGGTTACAACAGGTAATTTTCAATGGGTAAATGGTATAAAAGATTCTCAAGTTATATTTTATCCAGATCCAAAAGGAAGATTTAAAGTTAGTTGGGTTCCACCTCAACAACTACAAAATAGAGTTGTACTTAAAAACGGTATTAAATATCCTGGTAATGAACACATGGGAGCTTTTGGTTGTGATAGTTACGATATATCAGGTACAGTAGATGGAGTTGGATCCAAGGGAGCTTTGCATGGCTTAACTAGATTTAGTATGGAAGACGCTCCGGCTAACAGTTTCTTTTTAGAATACTTATCAAGACCACCAACAGCTGAAATATTTTTTGAGGACGTTCTAATGGCTCTAGTATTTTACGGGATGCCTATACTCGCAGAGAACAATAAACCTCGTCTATTGTATTATTTAAGACGAAGAGGATACAGAGGGTTTTCCATGAACAGACCTGATAAGATATGGAACAAACTATCTGTAGCAGAAAAAGAAGTTGGTGGAATACCTAACTCCTCAGAAGATATTAAACAAGCTCATGCTGCTGCAATTGAGATGTATATACAGGATCACGTTGGAATGAAACAAGATGGAACGTTTGGAGATTTATATTTCAACGAACTGTTAAATGATTGGAGTAAGTTTGATATAAACAAAAGAACAAAGCATGATGCGTCTATAAGTTCTGGTTTAGCTATCATGGCTAACAATAGACATTTATACGCACCAAACGCTAAGGTTGAAAAACAACCACTAAACATAAACATTTCCAAGTATAGTAATACTGGAAGCAATTCACAAATAATCAAATAATAAATATGGCAGAGTCTGGCATTAAAAGTTATTTCCCGAGTCAAACAGTTAGCGATGCTGAAAAGTTAAGTTACGATTATGGTTTGAAAGTAGGTAAAGCAATAGAACAAGAGTGGTTTAACAACGATAGAAGTAATAGTAGGTATAAATCTAATCATAATGATTTTCATAATTTAAGATTGTACGCTAGAGGCGAACAGTCTATCCAAAAGTATAAGGATGAGTTATCTATAAATGGTGATTTGTCCTATTTAAATTTAGACTGGAAACCAGTTCCAATTATATCTAAATTTGTGGATATAGTTGTAAATGGTATTGCTGAAAGAACTTATGACATAAGTGCTTTTGCACAAGATCCGACTAGTTTAAAACAACGAACTGACTATGCGGAAAATTTAATATCGGACATAGAGATGAAAGATATTAATGATTTTGCGGCTCAATTCGGGATGGATATAACCAAAGGAGATAAATCACAAAACCCTCAAACCGTTGACGAGGCTAGGCTACACATGCAACTTAGTTATAAGCAAGCCATTGAAATCGCTGAAGAGCAAGCATTAAAAGTTTTGTTTGAAGGAAATAATTATGAATTAATAAAGAAAAGATTTTATTATGATCTAACGGTTCTGGGTATTGGCGCTGTTAAAACTTCATTTAATACAGCTGAAGGAGTTGTTATTGATTACGTTGATCCAGCTAACTTGGTTTACTCTCATACTGATTCGCCTTATTTCGAGGATATATATTATGTTGGTGAGGTGAAATCTATCCCAGTAAACGAATTAGCAAAACAATTCCCTCATTTATCAGAGAGCGATCTTGAAGATATAATGAAGAATAAAACGTTTAATAAAAACAATAGTAGTACTAGGTACTCTTCGGGCAATGAAGATAACAACATTATTCAAGTTTTATACTTTAATTATAAAACCTATATGAACGAGGTTTACAAAGTTAAAGAAACTGGAACAGGTGCTGACAAAATCATACCCAAGGATGATAGTTTTAATCCACCAGAAGACAAAGAGGGTGGATATGGTAGAATGCTAAGATCTATAGAGTGCCTTTACGATGGGGCTATGATTTTAGGTACAGACAAGCTACTTAAGTGGGAGATGGCTAAAAACATGATGCGTCCAAAAAGTGATTATACTAAAGTTAAAATGAACTATAATATTGTCGCTCCTAGAATGTATAACGGCAAGATAGATTCGTTAGTAAAGCGTATAACAGGTTTTGCTGATATGATTCAGTTAACACACCTCAAATTACAACAAGTAATGTCTAGAATGGTTCCAGATGGAGTTTATTTAGATGTTGACGGTTTGGCTGAGGTTGATTTAGGTAATGGAACAAACTATAACCCACAAGAAGCTTTAAACATGTTCTTCCAAACAGGTTCTGTTATTGGAAGAAGCTTTACAAGTGAAGGTGATCACAATCCGGGCAAAGTACCCATTCAAGAAATTACATCTGGATCTGGTGGTAACAAAATGCAGGCGCTAATTGGCACATATAACTACTATCTACAAATGATAAGAGATGTGACTGGGCTCAACGAGGCTAGAGACGGTAGTATGCCAGATAAAAATGCTTTAGTTGGTATTCAAAAAATGGCAGCTGCTAATTCAAATGTAGCAACAAGACATGTATTACAAGCTGGTTTGTTTTTAACAGCCGAAACAGCAGAGTGTTTGTCACTTAGAATATCTGATATTATAGAATACTCGCCAACAAAAGACGCTTTTATACAAGCGATAGGTGTTCACAACGCGGCCACCTTAGAAGAAATAAAAAATTTACACTTGTATGATTTTGGTATATTTATAGAGTTAACCCCAGATGAAGAGGAAAAACAATTACTCGAAAATAATATTCAAATGGCACTACAGCAGCAAAGCATAGAACTTGAAGATGCTATTGATCTTAGAGAAATACGTAACATAAAATTAGCTAATCAAATGCTAAAAATACGTAGACAGAAAAAACAAGAAGAAGATAGGGCTATGCAATTAGAAAATATTGAAGCTCAAACAGAGTCTAATACTAAAGCTGCGCAAGCTGCGGCTCAAACTGAAGTTCAAAAAAACCAAGCGTTAAATGCTGGTAAAGCTGAGCTAAACCAAATGCAAGCTCAAATTGATATACAGAAAATGCAACAAGAAGTTGTTCTCAAAAAAGAACTTATGGCCTTAGAGTTCCAGTACAATATGCAGCTTAAGGGAATTGAGGTTGATGGAATGAAAGATAGAGAAAAACAAAAAGAAGATCGTAAAGACGAAAGAACAAAGATACAAGCAACACAACAATCAGAGATGATTGAGCAAAGAAATAGTGGAAAACCACCTAAAAACTTTGAGTCCGCAGGTAATGATATACTAGGTGGGGGATTTGATTTAGGTTCGTTTGACCCTAGTTAGAATTTATTAATTATTATTATATTATATTATGGAAGAAGAAAACGAAAAAGTAGTCGAAGAGACTACCCAAGAACAGACCGTAGAAACGGTTGATGAAAGCAAATTTGAATCTGCCAATGACGATAGCGTTATTAAGGTAGATTTAAACGCACCTCCACAAGAAAAAGTAGAAACAGAAGTTGTGGCGGAAGAAAAATCTGAAGAAGTTGTGACTGAGGTTACGGGTGAAACAGATGTACAATCAGAAGCTGAAACTCAAGAAACCCCAGTATTAGAAGAAATTACTGAAGACGAGGTTGAAGAGGTTGAAGAGCAGATTGAAGAAGCTGTTGCTGAAGCTGAGGCTACTGGAAAACCATTACCAGAGAATATCCAAAAGTTAATGGACTTTATGGAGGAAACTGGAGGTGATTTAAGTGATTATGTTAAGCTTAATCAAGATTATTCAAAGTTAGACGACCAAAGTCTATTGTACGAATACTACAAGCAAACGAAACCTCATTTAAATAATGAAGAAATTAACTTCCTTATGGAAGATACATTCTCATTCGACGAAGATATTGACGACGAAAGAGATATACGTAGAAAGAAATTAGCGCTTAAAGAGCAAGTTGCCAGCGCTAAAAGCCACCTAGACGGGCAAAAGTCTAAATACTATGAAGAGATTAAAGCTGGATCGAAACTCACAACTGAGCAACAGAAAGCAATTAATTTCTTTGATAGGTACAACAAGGAGTCAGAAGCAACTCAAAAAACAGTTAAAACGAACTCTGATATTTTTACACAGAAAACTGAAAATGTTTTCAACGACAAATTCAAAGGTTTTGAATATAACGTCGGTGACAAGAAATACAGGTTTAATGTAAACAATGCTGAAGAGGTTAAAAACACTCAGAGCGACATAAGCAATTTCACCAAAAAGTTTTTGGACAAGAACTCTGCTTTAACAGACGCTAAGGGTTATCATAAATCTCTATACACAGCAATGAATGCGGACGCTGTTGCAAAACACTTTTACGAACAAGGAAAAGCAGATGCTATGAAAAATAGTATTGCTAAATCCAAAAACGTTGATATGAACCCAAGACAAAGTCATGGAAAAATTGAAGCGGGTGGTATGAAGTTTAAAGTGTTGGGTGATGATTCTTCTGATTTTAAGTTCAAAATTAAAAATAGAAAATAATTACAAATTTAAAACATTTATAAAAAATGGCAAGTGCAATAGGAACAATTACGGCTGGTGGGAGTTTAAACTCGGTACCAGCTCCAGGTAAACAAACTGTAGCTTCAGCATACGTTGATTTAAGAAACAGCGGTTGGGCTCAACAATATTTACCTGATTTAATGGAAAAGGAAGCTGAAGTTTTCGGTAACAGAACAATTTCAGGTTTCTTAGCGCAAGTAGGCGCTGAAGAAGCAATGCAAGCTGATCAAGTGGTTTGGTCAGAGCAAGGACAATTACATTTATCAGCGGCAGGTGTTATCGACGCTGACGGTGGTGCGGCAACAGGTGCTGGACAAGTAACAACAACGGATACAACTCATACAATTAGACTTGGTGATACAGTTGTATTAAACAGATCGGGCGTAGGAACTCTTAAGTGTTACGTTACAGCTGTAGCGTCTGATGGTACTACTTATGACTGTATACCTTATACTCAATCAAAAATGGATTCTAGTGCTACGGGTGACCTCACATTTACTGATGGAGCTGTTACAGGTTTCGTTTTTGGATCTGAATACACTAAAGGTGTAGCTGGAAGAGGAGAATCTGTTCAACCAGCATTCTTATCTTTCACTAACAAACCGGTTATCTTAAAAGACCTTTACGAAGTATCAGGATCTGATGCTTCTGCAATTGGTTGGATTGAGGTTTCTGGAGAAGATGGTCAAAACGGTTACTTGTGGTATTTAAAAGCTGCTGGTGATACTGTGTCTAGATTCGCTGATTACTGTGAAATGACATGTATTGAGGGTGAATTAACTGCTGATGATGGTGATGGTGGTGCAGCTGCAACAGAAGCTGTATTAGGCGCTCAGTCTGGTACTGAAGGTTTATTCTCTGCGATTAAGAAAAGAGGTAACTCTATCGATCAACTTAATACGGATGATACAGC